CAATATTTTGTAGAAAGAGTTACAACAGGAACAGCTACACCGTTAATTACTTTATACATTACACCTGACGCACAAAATTACACACATTTAAAATATTATTCTTTACAAAGGATACAAGATGCGGGAGCCTACACAAATAATGCTGATGTGCCATTTAGATGGATACCATGCATGATATCTGGTTTAGCTTTTTATCTTTCTCAAAAGTATACACCTGAAAGAACACAAGCTTTAAAACTTTATTATGAAGATGAAATTAAACGTGCTTTAGATGAAGATGGATCAAGATCCAGTACATTCATTACACCAGCACAATACTACCCAACGGTAACATAATGGCTAATGTTTTTGCAAAAGGTAAATATGCATTATCTATATCAGATAG